CCGTTGCTGTCTGTTACTCTTTTTATTCTATATTGAATGCCCAGCTTTGTAGTGTCTAATAGGTTGTATGGTACAACATGAGTAAACCCGTCTTTTTCGTTTCTGGTAATAGAAACGGTGTTTAGAGGTGTCCAATTGGTTTCCCAAGTTGAGGCATTCGCTCTATAGCGGTACTGGACTTGAAACTCAACAGTATGAGACTCTGTTTTTCCACTCTTGACTTTGATTTTACGAAGTCCTTGTGGGAAAGAGATAGCAAGCACTGCTCGTTGTAGTGATTGTGTAAATGTGCTCTCTGTCCAGTTGTCTGTACCCCCAACAAATTCAAAAACTTCTGAGGTTTGTTGTGGTTCTTGAACAATATTGGAAATATTTGCATCACCCTTTTCGACACTCTCTATTAAAGGCGTCCAAGTGTTCCAGTAATCGTTGTTAGGGAATGTACCACTAACAGTTCGCTGCCTCATGTAATAGTTGCCGTTATTGTAGGTACTATTCCAAACAGCTTGGTTAACGTCTGTTGCAACACTACGGTAGCCGCCAGCCACCAACTCCAATCCGCTGTAGTTTTGAACTACGTCACCTGCAACTATGTTTGTAAAGTTTTCAAGTTCGCCAACACCCGGGGTTGCCTGATAGTTGATGGTTTCTTGTACCACACCAGTGTAGTCACTTAAATTGGTTTTGCCAACCAAAAATGAGGTTTCATCTATACTCAGTGGTCCATAGCCCCATACGAGCATCATGTTTAAGAAACTAGTACTCTTGCTGCCCACATTGTCAAACGTAACAAAACTGTTCATTCCCAGTGGCGGCGTCATGCGGACCTTGCCCAACACCACAGGAATACCGCCGTATGGAGTAGCTTGGTTTTGGCCGCCACTCACCATGAGTTGGGCTTCGCTGCTGCCAGGGTCGTTCTGAGTAGGTGGTCGAATTGGTAACACTGCGTTGATTAGTGCAGTACCTACGATAACAGTTGCTGTGGCTGCTAGTGCTCCTGCTATCTGTGCTGCTGCTGGTGAGTAGCCAGCGGCAGTTGCTGCTTTTATTCCTGCAGGTCCAGCAATTTGATAAGCCACATAGGCTACAATTAGAGTTAGTACCAGTCTTGCAGCTTCCCTCTGTGGTACGCTGCGGTATTCCACTGTATCTGCTTGTTGTAGTACAGTGGAGTTCCACACTACACGTGGAACTAAAACGCCATTAACAAAGATGTGAATGGTGCTCTCCAGGGCTTTAGCTACGGGGTACTGTTCGCGAACTTTTGAGTACAATTCTTCCAAGGTAGTACCTGGAACAACCGGCATTACCACACGTTCAGTTTTGAGTGGATGTGGCACTGCATTCAATACCACATTGCACTTCTCACGGTAACGAAAGTACCCACTCACTCTGCGAGACCATTTGATACCATCCAAGTCTTGGATGCTACTGCCGCTGCCCTCTTGGGCGTGTAGGAACTGGCGATTGTTGATGCAGATTCCTACATGGCTCAAGTGACCCATTACTCGGAGCACAACAACACAGCCCTCTACAGGTTCATTCAACTCTTCCCAGCCCTCACGGTATTGGGCAATAAGTTCTTCACTGCGGATTCTGTCGTCTTCCAAGTAGCTGTCAACAAAACTTGGAAGGTCAATGTTGTACTCTTGTTTATAGACCAGTCGCACCAATCCCCAGCAGTCAATGCCGCTTTCATCGCGTCCGTGGGAAAGATAGGGTATTCCTAGATATTTATTTGACCACATCAGAACAGTCCTGGAAAAGTTGAGGGATTAAAGCTGTGAACTGGAAATGGCTCACGTTCGTAGTTTACCATTTGTAACTCACAGGTTACTTGATCACGATTATAAGTAAAGTTGGTTACATAAAACCCATCAAAGCTCACTTCTACCACGTTGGGCGTGGTGCTCAATACCAGCTCCAGCTTTACTTTTGGAGGTTCTTTGAGTTCGCGAATAACAGGTATTAGGTAACGAGTAACGTCTCGGATTACTATTGAACAACGAGGAGCTTGTGCTTCGTCTTCTTGCGGCAGAGTAATTTCGAGTGGCAAAAAGATATAGTTTTTGGAACGACTGACAACACCGTACATCACATCTGTGTTATTTTCACTTATTCTGGTGGTATAACTGTCACACAATCTTATTTCTTTTGTTACTGTGCCCGTACCCACACCTGGAGAAGTACAAGTAAAAACGGTACCCACAGTGTTAGAAGAACTACCATGTGTTACAAAGTTGGTCGTGCCCACAGTTTCTACTACGTACTCCTCTCCTACTACCATGTCTGTTGCAACAAAGGCCGTAGAAAAAGTTAACAGAGTAAAGAGGTCGCTGGGGCTGTCTGTTGAAAACAAGGCACGAATAGCACCCGGTGTCATGGTAGTCATTCTGGTCATGGTAATACTTCTAGGGTAAGGTTAACTGTGTAGTATCCAGGGGCCACGTAACTCAGTGTGTAGTAGTCACCCTCTCCCTGTGGAACAATGCGAACCTCAGACACCACACCCAGTCGTGGGTGTGGAAATCCAAAGCGAACAGTGCCCTGAATGGTGGTTTTTACAAAGGTTTCTAGGGCGGTGACTTGAGCAGTGGTCATTAAAAAACTCAACACAAGAGTTTGAGGGCGGTTGCCACGCTTTCTCATTTTAGCAGGTCCACTGTCGGTTGGAGTCCTGACCACCAACACGCCGCCAGTTTCAGTATACCCCTTTTGAGGTACCTGTGGCAAGGTTGTTGGCCAGGTTATGGTATATGCCATAGTTTATCTCCTTATCAATTGTGGTTTCATGCCAAAGGTGTTTGTAATAGCACGATTTGTTGAGCTTCCACCGCGTGTTACCTCGCCAGCAGTCATGTCGCCTACAACCACTTCAATACGGCGGTTGCCGCGACTGTCTGTGGTTTCACGAGTTTCGGCTTGAGCTGTAGTATAGTTGTTGACAACCACCTCTACGGACCCTCCACCACCACGAACACCCAAGTTGCCCTGTTGATCACGCTTCAGCGGCATGATCGCCTCAGGGCCGGCTTCACCCATCAGACCGGTGCCCTTGGCAAAACGGAATAGGGTAGGTTGGTCTACGATGGAGTTGGTAAACATTCCGCCTTTGGCATACTTGCGTACCCCGTCATCGAAAGCGCCACCCATTGCCATAGCTGCTCCTGAAGGAATACCAAATCCTATACTGCTACCACTAAAGCCGCTAGCACCAAATAGACTAGGAATTAAGTTCATCAACCCAGGCCGCATGCTTTGATACATAGCCATCATTTGCAGGCGTAGTTCATAACGAAGCAGGTCTGCCAACATTGAGTTAATCAGGTCTTTGAAGTTCAATTTGCCAGTTTGAGCAAATTGAACTATAGCATCGGCCATTTTGTCAAAAGTGTTCTTAAATACGTCGGCGTATGCTAACTGCCTATCGGTTAAAAACTCCATAGCACCATCTAGTTCTAAAGCTCTGTTCTTGGCATCAGTTGCACTCTTTAAAGCTGCAGCGTACCAAGCACCCATACTTTCGGACTCTCTTTTTAGTCTTTCACCGGTATCAGAATCCATAAATATCCCATCGGTACCGCCGGCTTGCTCATACTTCTTTGCAAGATCTAAAGATCTGCGATCACGTTCTGCTCTGATATTTTTTACTTGATTTTCATAATCTAGTTCTATTCTTCTCAGTGATATTTCGCGTGATTTTTTATTGTACTCATCGGCTGATATTTGCGATCTCTGTTTTTGTATATCTAGTAATTGTTGTTCATGATTTAACGAGTCTTGTAGAGCAGAAGAAGTTAAACTTCTAAGATCTTCTTGAGATTTTAATTCAATACTTTGTAACTCGTATAAATTATTAATACGCTCTAGTTCTTGTCTTTGCTGTTCTTGTACAGATACTATATTTTTCTGTGCTGCACCCTGTCTATTTATTAAGTCTAACCCTTTTGTAGCTTCGGCTACTGCTCCCTGTCTTTGAGCTTGGGTTAATTGTGTAAAACCTGCGGCCTCTG